AGCGTGGTTACTTCATTGTCGATCACACCACTGGCGTGCGTACCCGTCCTGACAATATCACCGAACCGGGTTTCTACAAGGTGCATACCGATAAATACCTGGGCGGCGGCGTGGTGGACTCCTGCGCCATCAAGGTGCTTGAGCTTTCCGGCTCCGGTTCCTGATCTGACGTTTAAGGGGCTTCGGCCCCTTTTGCCCTCTGTGGAGTCCAGTAATGAAAACAATCGATTTTGAAATCCGAACCTCTGAGCTGAGCGCCAGCAACAAAAAGCTGGTGGGCTATGCGGTGCGCTGGAACAGCCTGTCAGAAGTTATCTGGGATGAATTCCGTGAGCAGTTCGCGCCTGGGGCGTTTAAAGACAGTCTGGCATCCGGTAGCGATGTGCGTGCACTTTACGAGCATAACTATACCCAACTGCTGGGGCGCACTAAATCCGGCACGCTGGTGCTGTCTGAGGACGATACCGGGCTGCGCTTCGAGCTGACCCCGCCGAATACCCAGCTTGGGAATGATGTGCTGGAGCTGGTGGAACGTGGGGATATTTCCGGCATGAGTTTTGGTTTCCGTGCGCTGAAAGAGGCGTGGGATATCGGCCAGTCTCCGTACCTCCGTACTGTAATAGCTGCCGACCTGCGGGAAATCACAGTTACGTCTATGCCTGCTTATCCTGAATCTGGTGTGGAAATCGCGCACCGTTCGCTTTTCTCCCAACATCCTGAACTGCGTCGCGCTGGCGATAACCGTCGCCGCTGGGCTGAGTTAGCGGGGCTTTGATATGTGGAATATCTGGCCGTTTGGCCGTAAGTCTGAACCCTCCGAGCAGCGCAGCATGACCATTGATGAGTTTCTGGCGATGGCAGGGATTCCAAATACCGGATCAGGCGAGTACGTGTCTGCGGGTACTGCGGAATCTCTGCCGGCGGTGATGAATGCTGTTTCCGTTATCAGTGAAGCTGTGGCGACAATGCCCTGTTACCTCTATCGGGTACGAAATGATAAAGGACGAGAGGCGCGGGAGTGGCTGAGCAATCACCCGGTGGATTTTCTCCTGAACGAACAGCCTAACGACTGCCAGACGCCTTACCAGTTTAAACGCACGATGATGCGCCACTGCCTGCTGAATGGTAACGCCTATGCGGTGATCCAGTGGGGCCGTGACGGCCAGCCGCAATCCCTGCATCCGTATGCGCCGGGGGCGGTTGTTCCCGAACGTATCGGCCAGCATAAGTACAAATACACCGTTACTGAACCGTTTACGGGGGCTGTGCGCACCTACTTGCAGGAAGAGATGCTGCACCTGCGTTACTCCACCGACGATGGCTTTCTGGGGCGTTCGCCGATCACTGTCTGCCGTGAGGCGTTGGGGCTGGGCCTCGCTCAGCAGCGCCACGGTGCCAGCATTATGAAAGATGGCATGATGGCGGCTGGCGTGGTCACTACTGCTGAATGGCTCGACAGCTTAAAGGGCAAACAAGCTCTGGACGCACTGGAACGCTACAAAGGTGCCAGAAACGCCGGGAAAACGCCGATCCTTGAAGGTGGCATGGACTATAAGCAGCTTGGCATGAGCAATCAGGATGCTGAGTGGCTGGCCTCCCGTCGCTTCACCATTGAAGACATCGCCCGAATGTTCAACGTCTCGCCGATTTTTCTGCAGGAATACAGCAACAGCACCTACAGCAATTTTAGTGAGGCGAGCCGCGCCTTTCTTACCATGACAATGCGCCCGTGGCTGGCGAACTTTGAGCAGCAGATTAAATCCGCGTTGCTGGTGGCATCGCCTGTACCCGGAATCCGTTATCAGGTGGAGTTCGACTCTGCCGATCTTCTTCGAGCCACTCCAACCGAACGTTACGCCACTTATGAGCGCGGTATCAAGAACGGGATCATGAACCCGAACGAAGCCCGCGAACGCGAAGGGATGCCACCGCGCGAAGGTGGCGACGAATACAGTCAGGCATGGAAGCAGGAAGTGAAGGTCAGTAAGGACAACAAGGACGGTGACGAATGAGAGCCGGAAAGATGAAACGCCGCGTCACTTTTCAGAAGTCAGAATCTCACCGTGATCAGATGGGGCAGGTTATCTCTGTGTGGTCTGACCTTGCCACCGTCTGGGCTGAAATCCGCGCTATAAGTGGGCGTGAGCGTATGTCTTCCGGGGCGCTCTACTCCGAAGCCACTGTACGAATCTGGACGCGCTACCGCGACGATATCACCACCGCAAACCGCATTTTGTACCGCTCGCCAAATGTTCGGGGGCAGGTTTACGGCATTGTGGCCGTCATTCCTGATGTGGATCACACCCGGCTTGAGCTGCTGTGCAAGGGAGGCATTTTCAATGAATGAGTTAATTGGTCTGGAAGAAGCAAAGCTGCATTGCCGTATTGATGATGATTATGAAGACACGCTGATACAGGCATACATCGATGCGGCGCTGGAGGTTTGCCAGAAGCATATCGGCAAGCGGTTTGATAACGGGCTGGAGTTTACGCCAGCTATCAAGATTGGCTGTCTGATGTACGTATCTCTGCTGTACGAGTACCGCACGATGATTGGTGATACTGACGCCAAAGAGATACCGATGGCTGTCTCTGCGTTGTGGTCTGTCTATCGTGATGTGGGGGTGTACTGATGCCGTGGCAACCACTACGCCGATGCACTGAGCCGGGATGTAATAAACGGGTGAAGTCTGGCAAGTGTGACGAGCATAAGCGGGATGCCCGCCGACAAAGCGACAGCCGAAGAGGTACGCGAACAGAGCGTGGTTACTCCAACCGCTGGGGCGAATATCGTCGTCATTTTCTGAAAGCTAATCCGCTGTGTGTCCATTGTCTTAAGGCTGACGTCTATACATCGGCAACTATCGTCGATCACATCATCCCTATCGAGGGTGAAGCCGATGTGCTGTTCTGGCCCGCCAGTAATCACCAGTCGTTATGCGCTGCCTGTCATGGACGGAAGACAACCACAACAGACCCGGTGACGAAGCAGCAGCGTAAAGCCGGTAAGTTCCGTGAGCAGGAAGAAGCAGCACGTCATCGCACCGACTGGATCTATGAGGCAAACAATGACTGAGCAGGAACAGCAGCGGCTGATTAGTGGGCTGATAAAGCAGCGTGAGTCATGGCAACCAGCCAGACAGAGAGCGCATAGCAAAGCGCATGAGCCCGCGTGACCGGGAGCTTATGGAATGCTTTCGCAACCGCTGACAGGCCGAATGGACGGGGTGGGGGAGGTTTTCAGGACAAACCCCTCTCAGCGAGGAACCACCTGCCCCCTCAAATTTTTGCGCTCGGTAATTTTTTTGAAAATAAAACGCGATGGAAACGAGAAATTTTTATGGCAAGACCACCAAAACCGCCAGCTTACCTTGATGAGCTAGCCGCGCAGCAGTGGAAAGCAAAGGCGAAGCAACTGGCGGAGCGCGGGGATCTGACTCCCGCCGACTGGAATAACCTTGAGCTTTTTTGCGTCAATTATTCGTTGTACCGCAAAGCCGTGGAAGACCTTGCCAGCCGTGGGTTCAGCATTGTTAATAGCCAGGGCGGCGAGAGCCGGAATCCGGCGCTGAGTGCAAAGGCCGATGCTGAAAAAATCATGATTAAAATGTCGTCGCTGCTGGGCTTTGATCCGGTAAGCCGCCGTCGTAACCCTGTAGAAACGGAAGAGGAAGACGAGCTTGACCGTCTGGGATGAGTACGCAAACGCGATAAAAACGGGCGAAATTCCGGCCTGTAAGCGCGTAAAACAGGCCGTGGAAAGGTACTTTTCAGACCTGAGTGACCCCCGTTATGAGTTCGATACGGCGACCGTAGAGCGGTTTATTGCGTTCTCCCGGCTCTGTCCTCACGTCAAAGGACCGCTGCGCGGCCAGCCTATTGAACTGGAGCCGTGGCAACAATTTGCCTTTGCTAACCTGCTGGGATTTAAAGTCAGGAAATCAGGCCGCCGGAAGTACAGCAGCGCCTTTATTGAAGTGCCGCGCAAGAATGCCAAATCCACCGTCGCCGCCATGCTGGCTAACTGGTTTCTGGTAATGGAGAAGGGCCAGCAGGATATCTACACGGCGGCGGTGAGCCGGGATCAGGCCCGAATCGTGTTCGACGATGCCCGCCAGATGTGCCTGCTGTCAAAACCGCTAAAAAAGCGCGTCAATATTCAGGCGCACAAGGTCATTTATCCAAAGAGCAACAGCCTGTTGAAGCCGCTGGCGGCAAAAGCGGCCACCATTGAAGGGACTAACCCCAGCCTGGCGATTGTCGATGAATACCACCTTCACCCCGATAACGGCGTTTATTCCGCGCTTGAGCTGGGGATGGGCGCACGACCGGAGGCGATTTTGTTCGCCATCACGACCGCCGGGAGTAATGTAGTCTCGGCCTGTAAGCAGCATTATGACTACTGTTGCCAGATTCTGGCTGGGGAAGAGAGCAACGATTCGCTGTTTGTTCTGATCTACGAGCTGGACGACGAAAGCGAGGTTGAGCAGCCGGGAATGTGGATCAAGGCTAACCCCAATCTTCATGTTTCCGTTGACGCGGCGAAGCTGGAATCCACCATCCAGAAAGCGCGGGGCATACCGTCGCAGTGGGTGGAGATGCTAACCAAGCGTTTCAATATCTGGTGTCAGGGCTCCACGCCGTGGATGGGGGCTGGCGCGTGGGATGCCTGTGCACTCGACTATAACGAAGAAGAGCTGGCCGGAATGGAATGCTACGCAGGATTTGACCTGTCCTCAACCAGCGATATCACCAGCGTGAGTTACGCTTTCCCGTTGGGCCGGGAGATCCGGCTTCTGACCCGTCACTATCTGCCGGAAGCGCAGTTGCTTAACGTCGCCAACAAAAACCGCGCTATCTATCGCCAGTGGGTAAAAGCGGGCTGGATACGCACCACACCCGGCGACTGTATCGACTATGATCGCATTCGTGACGATATCCTGCGCGATGCTGAAATCTTCAATATCAGACTGGTGGGCTTCGATACCTGGAACGCCACGCATCTGCGCACTCAGCTTCAGGGAGCTGGTCTCGATGTGGAGCCGTTTCCTCAAACCTATCTCAAGTTCAGCCCGGTCGCGAAATCCTTTGAGGTATTCGTCAACCGCAGGGTTGTGCGTCATCGTGGCGATCCTGTTCTGTCCTGGGCGATTGGTAACGTGGTGATGGAGTCTGACGCCAACGCCAATATCAAGCCTAACAAGAAGAAATCCGCTAATAAGATCGACCCTGCTGTATCAGCGTTGATGGCGTTTGGTACTTTCC